AGGGATGATGGTGATAACTTTTCAGACGGAAACGACTATTGGGAAACCGTATAAATACTAATTTAATATTGGTATTTAGATGTGGCTATATAACGGAAACCCTTTAGAACTTATTCCAGACGACGCGTATGGTTACGTGTACTTGATTACCAATACTGCCACGAATCGCAAGTATATAGGTAAAAAGTTGTTTTGGTTTCGCAGAACAAAGGTAGTTAAGGGTAAGAAGAAAAGATTAAAGGTTGAGTCAGATTGGAGGGATTATTGGTCTTCATCTGATGAAGTTAAAGCTGATGTTGAAACGCATGGTGCGGATAAGTTTATACGAGAGATACTGCATATATGCCCAAACAAAGGTTTGTGCAATTATTTAGAAGCAAGAGAACAAATGGATAGACGAGTTTTAGAAACAGAAGATTATTACAACGGCCAAGTGCAATGCCGCGTACATAAAACTCATATCAAGAATTTAAAGGTATAAGATGCGATTATCGGGATTAGAGTTATTGGGCGGAATGCAAATTATTACTACTCCGCCTCCTCCGACTCCGCCAGGTCAAGCTCAATTTACTACTGCAGGCACATTCAGTTGGACTGCCCCACCTGGAGTATATAGCGTCGCAGTTGTGGCGGTTGGTGGCGGGGGTGGCGGGTGTCGTTCTTCAAGTACTGCAGCAAGTGTGACCAATGGCGGCAATAGTTATTTTATAAGCCAAGTAACAGTGGCAGGATTAGGCGGTGGTCGAGGCGGAGCTTATAGTGGCGCAGTGGGTACTCTGCGTGCCGGTTATGGTTTTGGTGGTGGTTATGTAGGTGACGGTGGTGGCAATGGTGGTAATAGCTATAATGGGTCAGGTACTGATTTTTATGGTGGCGGTGGCGCTGGCGGATATTCAGGAAACGGTGGCGATGCGGGTAAAGGTACGGCCGCACCTACTGCTACTATTGCAGGTGGCGATGGCCAAGGCGGTGGAGGTGGTGGAGGTGTTTGGGGACCTGGAGGCGGTGTTGGCATCTTAGGTCAAGGCACAAGCGGTATAGGGTCGCCACTTGGTTCAGTAAATGGTAGCGGTTTTGCTAGAGGCGGATCAGGTGGTGGTAATGGTGTACAATATCCAAATGGTTCGGGTACTAATGGCGGGATTGGCGGTTTCTATGGTGGTGGTGGCTCAGGCACCTATACTATCAATGGCGGCGGCGGTGGCCTTGGTTGGAAAAATAATATTGAAGTTGTGCCAGGTCAAAGTTATACTGTGGTAGTGGGTGCAGGTGGCGCAACAGATGGACCTAACTTCTCGGGCCCTGGTGGTACTGGAGCAGTAAGAATTATTTGGGGATCCGGTCGAGCATTCCCATCAACAAACACAGCAAACGTATAAGAAAGAATTAAAATGCAAATTACAAATGTTAACTTTGCTCTTGGTGGAATGAATGTGCAGACATGGGATCCTCCGGTTCCTGTACCAGAATTTTACTTGTGGTCATGGGGTAGAAATAGCTATGGCAGATTGGGTTTAGGTAATACTACAGATATATCTAGTCCAGTACAGGTTGGTGCTTTAGGTACATGGTCAACAGTTTTTGCTGGTAGCCAGCACACCATGGCAGTCAAAACAGATGGTACCTTGTGGTCATGGGGTTCAGGCGGAAACGGCCAATTAGGTTTAGGTAATACTACAGATATATCTAGTCCAGTACAGGTTGGTGCCCTAACAACTTGGTCAAGTATTGCTGGAGGCACTTATCATAGCATGGCTATTAAAACAGATGGCACCATGTGGTCATGGGGTAATGGTAGCAGCGGTAAATTAGGTCTAGGAAATACTACAAATATATCTAGTCCAGTACAGGTTGGTGCATTAACCACATGGTCAAAAATTGATGCAGGTTTTCAATACAGCATGGCCGTCAAAACAGATGGTACTATGTGGTCGTGGGGATATAATGCACAGGGACAACTGGGTCTAGGAAATACTACAAATATATCTAGTCCAGTACAGATTGGTGCTTTAACTACTTGGTTACGAATTTCTGCAGGTTATAATCACAGCTTGGCCATCAAAACCGATGGTACCATGTGGTCGTGGGGTATGAATCCACATGGGCAATTAGGATTAGGCAATCTAACATATAGATCTAGTCCTGTACAGGTTGGTGCCCTAACAACTTGGTTAACAATTGCTTCAGGTAGTTATCATAGCATGGCCATTAAAACAGATGGTACCATGTGGGGATTGGGTGGTCGCAATTCAAATGGGCAATTAGGATTAGGCAATACCACAAACTATTCAAGCCCAAAACAGGTTGGCGCATTAACTAATTGGTTAAATATTGCTTCAGGTAGTTATCACAACATGGCTATTAAAACAGATGGAACCATGTGGGCGTGGGGTAACAGCAGCTCCGGTCGATTAGGTATAGGTAATAGCGCAACTGTATATGTATCTAGTCCAGTACAGGTTGGCGCTTTAACAACTTGGTCAACGGTTGATGCAGGTGGTCAACACACCATGGCCATCAGTGATTAATATCATATGACAATACAACAACTACTTGAATGCATATTTTATGCGTGGATAATTTGGAATGCAATTGGCTTTATTAGAGCGGTAACTAATAAAGACATGCAACAATATAAAATGATTACTCCTCCCAGTGAACAGGAAAAGTATATAGAATGCCGAGTTGAGCATCACGGAGATCAAGTATACTTATGGACTCTGAACCCTGAAGCATTTTTAATTCAAGGCAAGTCTTTAGATGAGATACAAAAGGCATTGCTAAAGATAATGCCCAACACGACTCTGGTAATAACAGAATCAGATCGAGAGTTAGAAGGCCTAAACTCTGTGTAAGTTATAAAGTATCTGCACTGCGACAGCAGCTGTGGATACTGCCACGATTAAAACGTAATAAATTGTGTGTTTCATTTTTAATTATCCCAAGTGACATGATCCGCAACCGGAGATATCAGTTTCATTATTTGTTCGTATTCAAGTTTATTTTTATTCACATCATAACTGTAAGGTACTTTGATGCAAATGAGAATATAATGTTTCATTTTATTTGTGATGCGAATAGACATCTGTTCTAGTATTGTGTCAGCGGGCGTTCCGTGTGCCAATGCTTGCATGGCATAACCGAATTCAAATTGTCTGACTCTTTCAGACCATTGTTCAAATGTCTCTCCGTCTTTGATTTTCATTTAAATAATGACAAAGATGCGAGCTTCGATTCCAAATAAGCAATCTGTGTTACTATGGCATCGAATGATGCACAGGTGCTAGATGAACCTGGCACACCCACAGTATGTTGTAATAATACTTCAGCGTCAATTCGTAACTGTTCAATATCTGCGGTGTATCGTGCTGCGGTTGCATCGATGATTTGATTTCTAAAACTCATTATTTGTTCTTTCGTGTTTGATGTCGATATTCTCTTTTTATCCACCATTTATATTTTTCCCAATATTCTTGAATAGTTATTTGTTCTTCTTTGTGTAGGAATCTTTCTTCTAGATTTTCATGCCATAATCTAAAAACCCACAATCTAAATTTAGAATCTTTATACATAATCTTCATACATTATTTTAGCACCATCCTCACCCAATTCATTTACAAATATCTCATGAGTACGTTGCATCATAGCACATGCCATCATTAGTATATCTTCTCTATTATCGCACATCAAAATCTGTTGTTCTACAGGAGCCATTAATTCTTCCATGCGTTGTTTTGTTGTGTCGTTATTGTTCATACCAACTCCTCAAGAATGCCCAATAGTTCTGCAGTAATTAACAATAGACCGGCAATAACAAAATCACCCGTGATTAAGTATGCACCTGCTATAATTCGCATTCCACTTTTAATCAAACTGATATAAAAATGACCTTTACTTATGTCTTTTGGCTGAATATCCATGTAGAATCCCTATATTGTAGATAATATTACCTCGATTATATATTCTTTTTGATCTCCTGTCAAGCACTTTTTTAGCAGAAATTCGAATCTTTTTGACTAAAAACGCTTGACAAACTGTGCAAATGCACATATAATTATGACATGATGAAAAGTAAATTTGTGCAAATCAAAAGAACCCATAAAGCCAAAAGGGTCTTTGCTTGTGCAAATGTGCAAAAGCAATTATAATAGATATATAGCAAACAAAAACAGGAGTTAGTATGCGTGTAAAAGTAATTTTCAACAAAGCAAAGAATCGTTTCGAAGGTTTTGTTGATGGCAAAATGGTCTCAAGATCACGTCACGAATCTTATGTGCGCGACCAGATTGCTAAATTAGGTTTGCAAGTAGAACCAGTAAGCGGTACTGTAAATACCCAGCCCAAGGTTGACGAATTTGGTATCAACAAGCGTTTTGACTTTGTTGCACAAATGGTCTCAATGGTTGCTAAAAAGACTATCGCATCGGCAATTATCACAGGCCAAGGTGGCTTGGGTAAGACACATACTGTTTTGAAATCACTCAAAGCACAGAACTTGATTGACACCACAGACTTAGCACAGTTCGAAGAAGGTGCTCGCATTAATAGTGAAAAGAGTTTTCGCATTGTAAAAGGTTACAGTACTGCTAAAGGTCTGTATCGCACATTGTTCGAAGGCAATGGTCAAGTATTAGTATTTGATGACTGCGATAGCGTGCTCAAAGACCCAGTTGCTCTTAACTTGCTCAAGGGTGCACTTGACTCATACGGCGAACGCTGGATCAACTGGAATGCAGATATGAAAGATGACGATCTGCCCCGCAGTTTCAAGTTTACAGGTAGCATTGTGTTTATCTCGAACATGGATCTTGATCGTGTAGACCAAGCTGTTAAGAGTCGTGCAATGTGCGTTGACTTGAGCATGACACAAGCACAAAAGATTGAGCGCATGGAAGTGTTGATTGGCGATTCAGAGTTTATGCCAGAGTTTGCAACATCACATAAAGCTGACGCAATTGCATTCATCAAGACAATTGGCAACAGCATTGAGAACTTGAGTTTGCGTTCGTTAATCTCAACGACAAAGATTCGTGCAGAAGGTGGCGATTGGAAACAATTGGCTAAGTATGTATTGACACAAGGTGCTTAATATGACAGACCGAGATATGGGAAATTTAATGTTCTTATTGAAAGCAGACGATGAGACATTTAGACACTGGCTTGAAAATTGTAGTTTTGATGATATTGCATATGCAAATGAATTGATTACTGCATATAGAAAAGAGAAAATATATCTAGAAGAAGATGTCGATGATTTCTCTCTTGCTAAAGATGTTCTAAGTAAATTCACATTAGGTAATAAACTCAAGAATGGCTAGTCTAAAAGATCATTTTGAATCTATTAGATACTTTGGTAAATATCAATTAGGTGATAGAGTTACTGGAGTGTACAAAGGTGTTAGGTGGGTAGGCTCTGTGGGTAATGACAGGGTTATCAACGAACAACAAGGCCCTACAGTAACTATTCATCTTGATTTACCTTTCAAGATCGAAGACGAAATATACAAGCATATACTTATTGTCAAACCCAAAGATATTAAAAGATTAACCAATTATGACGTATAATAGAGAATTAGTATTAAACACTAAAGATTGTGTTTATCATCCTAAAGCCAAACGATTAACTATCTCTACAGAGAAAATAGCTGGCTCGATTATCTTTCCTAATACAGTATATGTCAAATCACATCATACTAATAATCAGATAACATTTAAACCTATTAAAGAAACTCATAATGATTTTGACCAAGATCAATGGGATGGTGAACAGCAAATATATGAACCAATATATACTGGAGTTAAAGTTAATGTTAAAACTCTGGTAATATATCGAGGTGAATAATCGGTTTGCATTATAACATCGTTCAAGTGTTCTGTCAAGCGTTTTATAGTACCCATACAAATTGCTCGGGAATGCTTGACAGGTTGTCCAAAATGTGCTATAATTGAGGCATAGTAAGAAGGAAATATATGAAATTAGTTATATCAACTCAAGTATACGAAAATTATGGTGCTCACGATTGGGATGGTACTGGCGAGTGTCCTCAATACTGGAAAGCCAAAGGCGGTAGCGATTACGCTATTAAGAACTTCAAAGGTGGCGATGAAGAGGCTGTCAAAGCAATCTTTTGTTTACGTCCAAAGATTGAGAGTGACGACGAGTTCTATCGTGAGTATATCCTAAGCTGGAACATTGTCGGCGACGACTATTTGACAGAGTTCGAGCAGTCACAGCTTGACTACGAAGGCAAGATTCGTTTCCCCGTCAAGGAGTTGGCATGGTAATGAATATTTTATTAGGAATGTGTATTGGTGTTTGTTTGGGTCTAGCAATACATCTTTTTTATATTGACTAAGGAATTATAATGCGTACAAAGACATTGGTTGACGGTTTAAAGAATTCACAAAAGATCCGAGTCATTATAGATGGCTTTGGAATCTATACTACGGTCGGAAATATATTCAATGTATATGCTCATCACAGCTTGAAGCAGGCAGCATGGGATGGGTTGTTGCGTTTGAGTAGCGATCGCTATTTTGCTGAAAGAGCAAACAAAGAATTACCAACGATGGTTAGCATAAAGAGTATGAATACTACTCAGATTGCTAAGCAAGTACAAATTGATTTGATTTAAGGAATAGATATGCCTAATTGGTGCAGTAATACAGTTCGCCTCACTCATGAAGATCCAGCTATGATTATTCGAGCGCGCGACGCTTTGACAAATGGTACATTCTTTAATGAGTTTGTTCCAGTACCGAAAGGATTATCTGAATCAATAGCATCGTCAGAAACAGACGAAAAATTGATAAAGTCAAACATCGAGAAGTTTGGTTACGCATCCTGGTATGATTTTTGCGTAAATGAATGGGGAACGAAATGGGATACAGAATGCCATAGCGTTGATACCTATGAAGAATACCCAGATACGCTTGAGGCAGTATTTGATACAGCATGGGCACCACCTGTTCCGTTTTATGAAAAGCTAGAACGTATGGGTTTTCAGGTTGAGGCAAAATACTATGAGTCCGGTATGTGCTTTGCTGGAATGTATTCTAATGGTTCAGACGATTACTATGAACTCGGCACAATGTCAGCAGAAGATGTCGAGCGCACTATTCCCGAAGAGCTAGATGCCGAGTTTGGTATCAGCGATAATATGTATCAGTATGAAAAAGATAATATCGAGGAGTGATTTGATATGGAAAAAGTAATTAGAGACGGCAGAGTTGCTGTACTGGTATCGCCGGGTTTCGGTGCAGGTTGGTCTACTTGGAATAGAGATGTGCCAGAATTGCTATTTGACCCAGCTATTGTTCAAATGGTTGGCGATGGTACAAGGCCTGATACAATTGAATTGTATTGCGAGGCCAAGTATCCCAATCAGTATTTTGGCGGAGCTAGCGATCTCACAGTAGTGTGGGTACCAGTCGGTACAGAATTTATAATAGATGAGTATGATGGTGCAGAATCTATCATATTCAAAGACCAAGAAAAATGGATAACAGCATGAATGAAAATATAAAAAGAATAATGGAAAAGGCAGACATGCCTATGTGGCAAGATGAGCCATGGGGACCTGGGCCAGGACATGTGGACTGGCAAGGAGTTGACAATAAATGCTTTGATGCCTTTTTGCATCACTTGATTAATGAAGCGGTAGGTGTCGTTGCCAATGCCAGCACATCATCTGCATTCACGACATTTGATCAGGCGGTTGTTGTATCTGCGCTGGCTAATGCACGCAAAGATATCAAGGATTACTTTGGTGTCAAGTAGTGCATTTTAACATCTTTTAAGTGTTTTGTCAATACCCCAGAAGTCTGAAGGGTTATTGCTTGTCCTTTTAGCCAAAATGTGCTATAATTAGGGCATGAGAAAGAAAAGATCAGACAGACGTCATATCGTTTACATGCTACAAAATGTAGCAACTGGAGATTTCTACATCGGAATTACTCAGGGTTTTCGCAAGCAGGACCTCAAAATCCGCGTACAAAAGCACATTAGACGGGCATTGACTGAGCACAAGTCCTGGACGCTATGCGACGCTATCAGGTCCTACGGGGTCTCAGCGTTTGTTGCACAAGAACTTGCGATCGTCAGAGGCAAAGCTCCAGCTCACGCTTTAGAACGCCAGTTAATTGGTGAGTACTCACCAACATTGAACTCGCAGTAACCCTAGTTTCCAAAGGGTTTTTGCTTGACAGGTTGTCCAAATTGTGCTATAATTAAGACATGAAAAAGGAAAACAAAATGACAGTATACATTTTACAAGCACAGGGTCTAGGTGATAACGAATTTGCATTTTACAACACTGGCGTTTATAGCACACTGGAATTTGCACAAAATGCAGAACAGAATCTAATTCGTGAGTCGCATGACGACGGGCTTACTGATATCGCAACTAACATAGAAATGCTGGAATTGGATTGCTAAAATGAGAGACGATAGAAAAGATTACGTAGTTAAAGAGACCTGGCAAGATGGTTCTGAGACTTATTTTATTTCCAGAGAGCATCAGCCAGAAGATGCTATTCACAGAGTGAACGTACGCTGGGATTCTATGGCACACGTATTCGGAGCACACGGCACCGTTATTACAAGACCAACAGCATTTGAGATATATAACGCAACAGTAGAAGATATGCCTCATTACTGGCACCCAGCATCAAGCATCAGTTCGCTTGTCAAACGTGTTTATCTTTTAGACGAAATGGAACATTATGGTTAATAATATAGTTGTACCAGAATTTGGAATGTTCACCGAAGAAGGTGATTACGAAGTATATCGCATTGTTGATTTAGCTAAAAGAGCAAATCTGACCTGGTCACAAGTAAAGGGATTATTAGAGCAATTGGCTAATGATTTAGGCTTCGAAGAAGCGACAGATACAGTAGTTCGCGAACGAGTTTGGGAATGTCTATTTTATGAAAGCAGACCATAATATGAGCAAATACGAATTTTTAGAAATGTTAAACGACGAATATCCGCCGGTTAATCTAGCTGGCATTGAATACAGTTTTGGATATGCATTGAAAGAATTAGATCCAATTCGACTCGACGTAATGTACAATGATTAGTGCTCAATGCTGGAAGAGGAAGAATATGAATCTTGATAATCTGATCGACGAATATGTCACAATATTAGATCGAGATCCTTTAGATCATTCAGAATCAACTGATGTTATTCTGCAAGCATTCGCGAATAAAGTAATTGAACTCACTCGTCACGATCTTGGTCAAAA